GTCGTGCTTTCCCAACTCCTCTTAAAAAGCCGGTCCATTTTCACAACTCAATTGCTGGCCGATAATTTGCAATCTGAATTGCCAATGCCCTGTTTCCTCTACTGCTATTGCACTTGACATAGCAGGTCGGGCAACCCTCTATGCCATGGGCGGGTCGGCTCAGTCGTGGGTCGTATGGCTGGTTGCCCCAGGTCGATAGCGGGACCAGGTGGTCGGCCGTGTGCGCCTGCTCGTGCCCGCACAAGTGGCAGGTCGTGCCCCACATGCTGTGGACCTGCACTCGCCATTCCTGGTACCTGGGCCCCCTCCTCCACATGGGGGGTACTATGGGTAGGGGTGTAAGGTCGGGGGGTATGGGGTATCCCGTCGCCTTCAATATATCCCAGGGGGGTTCTGCGAGCAGGGGACCTATGTACCTGCGTTTGCGCCCACGATTGGGTCGGGATCGAGATGGTTTGGTGCGGGGATCGATAGGAGGGACCGGAGTTGCCATGGCCAGCAGCTCCGGTCCCCGCAGACCTCCCACCCCGGAAGGGTCCTGGGCGTATTGTAGCAGGTCATCCGTCATCGCGTTTATCCCTCCGCCCTAGCAGGATCCCAGGTTATCCGGCATCGGTCCGGTCGCGCTGTACCCAGGGCCGCCCATGCCGCGCACCCGCATCGGTTCTGGGCAGATGTGGGTCCGGGCGATCATCTCCCACGCGCCGTTCCGGCGTTCGATCCGAACCTGTACCGGCCTACTCCACTCGCCCAGCTCGGTGACTAGCTCCGGTGCCACCAACACCAGAACCGGGTCCGTGTCATTCGCCCTTTCCGGGATCTTCATGTCCGGGCACCACCCTTTCTCCGAGTAGCCGCACGGCCGGTGGGTTGGCCAGGTAGGCGATCATCCGCCGGAAGTACTCCGGGTCGTCCTTGATTCGGCCGAGCAGGTCGTTGCAGTGCTTGCACAGTTTCCCTCGGACCACCCCTGTCCGGTGGTCGTGGTCGGTGCTGAGTGACCTGCTATTTCCGTTGTACCCGGTCCACTCGGCGCAGATGCACCCACCGCCCTGGTATTCGACTATGGCGTCACCCTCGGCCGCAGTGACTCCGAAGGTGCGCACCTGTCGGGCGTTGCGCGCCGTCTCCCGCTTCGCCTTCTTGCGCTCTCGAAGGCAGCCGGTGCATCCGAGCCGGTCCTTGAGTCCCGGTACCGGCTTGAGCTTCTTGTTGGCAGCCTGACAGTTCCAACACCGAATTCCCGCCGCCATTCGCTCCTGGGCTTGCCATGCCGTGATCCGGTCGAGGTCTGGCCAGGGTCGCATGTACTCCAGGGTCATGCCGTCACCGGCCGCACCTGCCGTTGATAGTCACCGGCCCCCTGAACGGGCCGATCGTGGGTCCGTTCAGTCAGCTGCCCCGCATATCCGATCTGCTGGCGTTCGGGACTCTTCGTGCGCATCCAGGTCCGCTCGGCCAGACGGGTCAGGGCCTTCGCCGAGATCATCTCGGCATCGTTGATCTCGATCTCGACGCAATGCCCGCTGCCCTCGACCCGGACCTTCACGAGGCGGCCTTCACGGAGTACCGGTGATACCCGCGTCCGTCCGGGTTGTCCTCGATCAGTTCGTGGCGCAGCAGGGACACAACCACTTTCTTTACGACACTGGAGTTAAGCTCCAGGGCCGTGATGATCGAGTTTCGGGACGTCTCCGGATTCGACCGGATATAGTCGAGGACGCTGGCTGCGTTGGTCCCCGCCTCGGGGTAGGTTAGAGTGTTCATGGGGCCATCCTATCAGTAGGGTGGGATATCCTCGTTAGCTGGTCGCGGAAGCCGAGCAGGTGGTGGTTGCGGCCACTTGATATGACAATAGTGCTGAGGCATCAGGTCGGCATTCCGTGGGTCGGTGAGTCGCCCCGGATCCATCTGGACGAGCCCTGTCCGGCGCAGGCAGTACATCGGTATACGCCCACAAATGCACCATAGACGCTGATAAGTATCCAGAATGATCAGCTCGACCTCGGCCTTCATGCCCTCAGCGACCCCGGCAGCGAGCCACACACCACACGAGTGTCGTCTGATGACCGGAATCGTCGTCTCCAGATAGACCGGTCTCGGATTCGCTCTTTTCTTAGGTGGCACGACAACTGTCTCCACGACTAGAGGTGTAGGACGTGTAGGACAGTCCTACACCCCCCCGGCGGCCGGACGCAATAACAATACGTAATCCCCCTCGACGGGCGACAACGCCCCACATGGCCTCTGACCGGGGATCTTTGTCACAACAACTATCCTGGGCTGTATAACAGTCAGTAATCGTCTGTGCGTATGCGCCGGGGGGGTGTAGGACTGTCCTACACGTCCTACACCCCCCCGCCTTCACTTGGCGCGCCACTCGACTGCGGTGTTGCCGCCCCGCTGGACTTCCTGAGTCTCCACCTTGTCGGCGAGGACCAGATCGCCGAGCATCTCGGTCATCTCGTAGCCTGCCTCGCGCCAGGCTTTCTTTTCTCGTGAGTTGAGCTTGGCATTCACGGCGCGGGTCGTGAGCCACCCAGGTGTGCTACCCAGCACGTGAACCAGCCGGTCGAGCGCGTTGATGTAGACGGCGTTGCGTTTGTGGTCGTCCGCCTCCTCGATGATTGCCTTCTGGGCGACCATGGCACGTGCCCGTCCGGCGCTCTTGTTCTCTTGCGCTTTCTGGATGCGTTTCTCGGCCTCGATGCGGGTCCGATTGCTAACCCAGATCGGGACTGCCGACAGCTCCCAGATCTCGTCGCTGATGTGAGTGGTGTTGTCGAGCCAGATGGCTAGGTGAGCGGCAATCTTGATGCGGGTCAGTAGGACGTGCGAATCCGGGTCGGCAGCGTCGATGCCCTCGGCCTTCTTGCGCCGGATCTCGTTGCGCCTGCGCCTCCTGTCAGTCTCGATGTGCCTGCGAACCCCAGGCGCATACGTAACCAGGAGTTCGTCCTTGCTTGGAGCACTGACCGCCTCGGGCTCGGCTTTTTTCTTTCCAGGGCCAGGCGCGGCGAGTCCAGAAGACGGACTCCACTCGTCAGCGAGTTGAAGGCTTTCGTCGAGTGTGCCTGGATGTACCGCCTGCCAGCCGTGCCATTTGCGCAGCGCTGGCCCCGGAGCTGGTGGCTCAAGCAGCCCTTCAGGTACGACCGCAGATTCCCAGAAGGCCGGTAACCACAGGAAACGTTGCGGCAGCCCGGATACCGCGTGATCGAATAGGATCGCGGCGTTGTCAGGCTGAACACCTGCGACCAGCGCGAGTCGATACTGACCTTCACGGACAGGTCGACGCAGCTCCTTGTTGGCATAGTGCTCTCCTAGCTCCTCCCCCATGTAGACTTCAAGTAACGTGGATGTGATGGTTGCGCCTCGCTGGTCCATGTGTGCCCCGAGCTGCGTGATCTCGGTGACGTTCAAGATCACGGTATCGTTGGACTGGACCGGCCCCTCTTTTGTCTGCTCAGTGAACATCGCGGCGATACCCTGCCCGGTGCCCGGCTTGCGCCACGGCGGGTAGGGTGCTCCGCAGAATCCACGCGCAACCTGCCCCGAGACCCCCTTGCCTTCCCCCGAGTCGCCGTTGATGGCTACCAGGATGTTCAGGCTCGCTGCCGCCCCTACTCCTCCCTTCGGCGGGATTCGCACGTGCGGTCCGACTCGTCCGGCGACGCAAGCCAGCACGGTACCGAGGACGGCCCACGGCGAGGTGTCGCTGATCTGTGCTTGCCAGTACACCTCGGCCAGCTCGGGCCGTGCCTTCCAGAACTGTTGCACCATCTCTGGGATACCAGCCTTGTCCGCTGGTACCAGTTGCCCGCTGGAGGGCGTCTCCGAGGCCACAGGAGCGGCCGGGGGTGCGTCCGTGCCCCCCACGGCCGTCTGGTTCGTCCCGTGACCTCCCGGGGGCGTCCGGCGGGGCATGAGCGTCCGGCGGATCTCACCGGCCGCCGCCCGCATGTCGCCTCGGTGTCGGGTGTACGCCCAATACTGCGCAGCGCTCAACCCCCGGTCGGTCGGCAAACCGACGGAGCTGCTGAAATTCATCAGCGTCTGCCGACCGTCAGGGTTGATCATGACGTTGGCGGACACGCCGTCTTTCGGGTCTTTGCCTGGACGCACCCAGTAGTCTCGTCCCCCGTGTTCGTAGGCATACTGCCAGCCGTCAGCCCTAAGCAGGTCACTTAGATCGTTGTGACTGCAGAACCAGTCGAGCGGTGACTCTTCGCCGACCGGGTTGTCATAGGCCGCACGATTCGGCGCGACCAGCTTGGACGTTACTGGCCGGTGTTGAGCATCCTGAACGCCGATCGGGTGTCGTAAAGGCTCGGACCGATCCACCACAGGTTCGGGCGCGAGAGCAGCGACGACTGAACCCCAGTCAACTGTCTTGAGATCGTCCCGTCCAAGACCGGAACCTGTGATGCGGCGGTATCCAGGGTTGCCGAAAGCGAGGACCATGCCCCCGACGCCTCGAAAGTCAACACCGGGCACGCTCTTGTCGTTCTGCTTGTTTCGCTGATCGGTGCCCCGCAGGTACACGTGCCGACCACCGGATGGAGTACTGACCAGCCAGAACGTACCTGGCACCAAGACGCCAAGGTCGAGAAGCCGCTCCATCTGGGCGAGGCCAGGCTTGCCGTCCGAGACATCGAAGTCCAGGACGTCAAATCCGCCGTCCCCGGTTGCGATGCCCACACGCGCTTGAGGATACTCACGCCACCACTCCCTGATCTGCTCCTCGTCCGTCGTGCAGTTCTCTTGCCATGCTTTTATCAGGGGTCGCTTCGTCGATCCGTTGACCGGCAGGACGCGACAGCCCTGTGACGCCCATTCCAGGGCGAGTGGAAGTGACACCCATTCCCCCTCGTATCCAATTGTGTGAACCGACGGCTCGGCCCCCAGACCTCGCCCTTTCCGGGTTCAGTGTCCAGGGGCCGAGTCGTCCCGAGGAGGATCGTCTACGCGGCCTTGATCTCGATGAAGAACTCCCGGCCGTCGGACAGCTCGACCCCGATCACGTCCATCGGCTCGTCGAGACCGTTCGCTCGGCCCCAGCCCACGACCTCACCGGCCATGTGCATCTGCTTGAGAGTCTCCCCGACCGCCTGGGTCACCGGGTTGGGTTTCATCAGTGAGCCGCCTGGCTCTGAGCGGCGAGGACCGCGAGAGCCGCCGCGCGCTGGTCATCGGGCATGGCAGCGAGCAAAGCCTCCAGACCCGCCGGAGGAGCCGGGGTTGCCGCCGGAGCGGCCACGGGAGGCGCTGCGGCCGGGGGCACGGCCACCGGCGGGGCAGCGGGCGGGGCGGTCACGACAGGAGCCGCCGGTGGGACGGGCGGGGCAGCCGCAGCCGGTGCCGGGGGGGTGGCCGGAGCACCGGCCACCGGCGTGTTCAGTGCCGCCTGCCGGACCTCGTTCTCGGCCTCGGCCTGGAAGTCCTTGCCCGCCTGCGTGTTGTCGAGCCAGTTGTTCATGAACGCCATCCAGTCGGCCTCGCCTGTGACGTCGATCAGTTGCCACGGCGGGTTGTTGCCGTTGGTCGCCTGACCTTGCCCCATCCGAGCCGCCAGAAGCTGACCGACCTGCCGCCGCAGCGACCCCGAGATCACGCCGAACCACAGGACGCCCCGGTAGATCGCCGGGTTGTTCGGGTCGGCAACCGAGAAGTCGACGATGTTGCAGCGGATCGCGGGCGACTGCTCGCCTGCCTTGGTGTTCTTGGTCGGGATGTGCGGGATGAACTCGGTCGGGGCCACGATCATCGTGTGCCCGTTGACATCCGATTGGGGGAGCATGTCCCCCATCGTCTGCGGTGCGGAGAGTGCCACTAGAACTCCTTCTCGTCCTACTCGGGTGGGATATCGGTATCCCACCATGGGTCTTGCCCCGGTGTCAATCCCGGATGTTCAGTTGTCGCGCTTCCACTCGTTGCTGCGGCAGGTGTAGTGGTGGCCGCCGCTGCTCTTGGTCGACTTGTTCAGGCAGTCGACCGGAATCCACTCGTTGTTGTGGCATTCGAAGTACTTGGTCTTGCCCCCGCTGTGACTGGCCTTGGTCGCGCCACTTTGACACTGAGACTTCGGTGTGACCGGCGTGTCGCAACTCCACCCGACCTGCGACAGCAGGATCAGGTTGATGGCCAGTAACGTGACCGCGAGTTTCCTTCTCATTGCTCCCCCTCTGGGTACCAGCTGTAATCGCCTCGGCGTCTCGGTGTGTAGACGACCTGCTGAGGCGACTCGGTCTGCGGTTCGATCGGACCATTCGTCCAGACGGCGACGATCGGGACAACGAACAGGAATCGGTCCTGGGTGTATTCGACCATCACGAGCTTGCCGTTAGCCGGTCCGCCGACGAGCTGTACCTGTCGCTTCATTCGACGTGCCAGACGTAGATCTTGCGCTTGCCGTCGTCCGAGTTGGTGATTTCACGGTCCCCCACGATCTTCATGTTACGTGCCGATGCCGCGTTCTGGGCGAGCTTATCGGCAACCTGCCCGAAGGTCTCCTCGCCGACTTCAGCGATTGCGCCTGGCTCGACCTCCCAGTACAGAATCGTCTTGATCATCGCTGTCCGATCCGGTCGCGGTCGGCCCGAATCACACCATCGATCAGCTCGATCACCTTCTCAGGTCGCAGGTCGTGCGTTGACAGCCGGACCAGTCGTTTCATCTCGTGTAGGTCCCGGCGCATCGCTTCGAGACGTCGCTGCATGTTGCTCATTCTCGTCCTCCATGGGCGTGTTCGCCCGTAGCCACTTGATTAGTTCTCGCCGCTCTTTCAGCCCGAGGTAGGCCCAGACCTCGCTTATGCACCCGCATGAGTCCACCTCGATCCCGATAGCGATCTCACCGTCGGTGTCAGGCTGCTCGAACTCGATCAGACCCCCGGCTGACCCGTACGCCTCCGCCGTCCCTACGGCGTCCACCTTCCACATCAATCGTCCTTCGCCTCTCCGTGTCCGGGGCACGAGGTCGCGCCCAGCGGGTAGCTCGGCCGGTAAAACGGACACCAGATCGAGCATCCGCTCGCCGGGAATTCGTGCGGCTGGATGAAGTGCCTCAGTTGGTCGATCGCTGCCACCCTCGCTAGCGCCTGCTCGGACAACTCCGGCCGGAACGGCAACTGGACAATCTGCATGTTCTTGAGGAAGTTCGACCGGGGCAGGAAACAGATCAGCAGCTCCTTGACCTCATACCCGGCCTCGACCCAGCCCCGACCGTACGTGTTGCCTTGGACGGTGTACTGCGGTCCGGCCTTCTCCTCGGGGGTCGCCCCGTTCTTGACCTTGCGCATCGTCGTGGTGCCGACGATCTTCCAGTCGATTACACGCTTGAAGTCCGCGTCGTAGACGTCGGTGTGCCCCGACGTGTCGTACCCGCCCTCCTTGGCTGTCACCTTCACCCGGTTCTCGACTAGGAAACGCGGGTTGGTCGCCCGTTCCAGATAGACGTCGTTGAACCAGACCACCGCGTCGGCGAGCCACGCGTGTACAGCCGAGCCGATGATCGGGAACCACGGGTCGGCTGTCTCGTTGACCTCCGGGATCCCTGCCAGTTTCATTGCGATCTGGCGGTCACACGGCGCGCCGATCTCGCTCGGGCCGAGAAACTGCTGGAGCGAGCGAGGCCGGTTGGCGTCGTAGGCCCGGACCATCTGCATGATCTCCAGGCCGAACGGGTGAAGCTTCTGTGTCGGGGCGGTGAGTGCCATGGGTCCCATCCTACGCCGGGGGTATGACAGGCGGGGCCATTCGAGGTTGAGGCACCGGAACGTGGTCGTCGTGCTGGGTCGAGTCTGGACTGTGCACCCAGCGGAATAGCTGGCTGAACAGGACCTCCTCGCAAGTTGCGCACTCGACGACCTGGGAAATCGGAACGGGGGGCGTCTCACCCTCCGGCACCTCTCCCCCGTCCTTGTGCATCCACTCCGGGAATCCACAGGCCTCGCGTCGATACTCGACACCGCCATGCGCCGAGAGGGTCGGAATGAACACATCGGACGCACACATACCGGTCGGTCCGAGACGCATCTCGTGCCGCAGCCGGGCGGGACGTTCTACGTTCACCACAGTGTGTCCTGCCCAACAATCTCGGGGGCTTTCGACCCTGTCATCACGCCCCGCTTGCTCCACTTAGACATGGCCCCACCACCGTCTCCGACGGTGTCTCCGCCTTTCTTCTCGGCTGCTGCGGACTGTGTAGACGCCGGGCGTTTGCGGATGTTGTCTCGGTGCACCAGCTCCCAAAAGTCCTTGCCATCCTCGGTCCAGATGACCAGGACCATCGGCCAGTGTGATTCCGGCTTCTTGCCCACCTTGACCGTGAGCAACCGGAAACAGTTGGTTGACGCGTGCTTCGTCTGCGGGTATAGGTAGACCGTGTCGCCCTCGGCAATCTCGGTCGGGTCGCGCAGCACGGATGTACTCCTCTCGCGCCGGGAAAAGCGGCTGCCCTTCCCACGGGTCGACGGCCGGAATCATCGGCCAGGGTCGTCTTGAGTCTAGATCCAGATTGGGGCCAAGCTGAACGCGACCGCTTGCAGGACGATAAACGCCGCGCCCAACATGACGAACTTCTGCTCGAACCAGTCGTACATCTTGCACCTCCCTCATCGTTGCGTCAGCCCCCCGGCGATGGCCGCCAAGACCACAACGATCGAGGCGGCCAACCACACGATCAACGCAATCCGCGTGTCTTTCCTCACGCCCACATCTCCGGCTCGGAGAGGGCACCTAGCTCGATCCGCTCCTTAGCGCGGGTCACGGTCACGTAGTTCAACATCATGGCCTCGGTGTCCGGCCCTTTGGTCGGGTCGTAGCCCTCTTTCATGCAGGGCGGGATGAAGTCGTCAGCGACCCGGACCGACGACCACTCCAGGCCCTTCGCCTTGTGCGCTGTCGAGACGGTGATCATTGCGCGGTCTTCGGTCACACACCCCCGGACGGCGTCAATGACCGCCGAGACGCCGACCTTGACGATGATCCCAACCAGACGCTTCAGGTCATCGGTGTCCTCTTCCTCATCGACGTGCTTGATGAGCTGCGCCCAGTTCGTGAACCCGACCAGGTCGGGGTGGTCGGTGCCGTCGGCATCCGGCTTCATCAGATCCCTGGCAGCCCAAGCGAACCGCTCGATGTCCTTGCCCGCGTTCTTGTCGCCAGGGGCCAGCGCGACCGGAATCGACTGTTCGTGGAACTTCAACACCCAGCCGAGCGCCGTGCCGTTGCCCCGGCAGAGAATCGCCCGAGGGATGGTGACCTCGCCGATCGTCGACCGGATCGCCGAGTTGCCCTCCACCTTCCATTGCGAGCCGAGCAGATCGAGCCACTTGTTCGCCTCGTCGGCGATCGCGTGGCCGAAGCGCCACGATTTGGTGAGCGGGTAGCGCTTGGCGTCGACGACTTTGCTCATTGCGTCGACCGCCCCGCGCCAGCCGTAGATCGCCTGATTGCGATCGCCAACCCACAGCCGCTGGACCTGCTGCCTGTTGACGATCGAGGCAATCACCGGGTCGGCGTCCTGCGCCTCGTCGAACATGATGTAGTCGAACGGCAGACGCGGGGTGCCGAGCTGCCACAGCTTCAGGTAGACATCGTGCGTGAAGCGGAAGCGGCCGGTTGTGCTGCTCAGGTCCTGCCAGATCCGGCGGGCGACGGTGAGAATTGCCTCGCCCAGGTCGTGCGGACTGTGATCCACCAGGCAGCGGCTGGGGATGTGCCGAGGCAAGACCTCCGGGTCGGCTGTCTTCATGAAGGCGTTTACCGTCGCTTGCGCCATCCGAACCAGGTGCACCGGGTTGATGGTGCCGGTGTCCAGCATGACCGGCTTGACACGCATGATGCTGGCCATCTGGTTTGCGCCCATCCGGCTCGCCCCAGGGTTGCCCGGCAGTCGGTTGCCGTAGTCCTTTCCGATGGCCTGGTAGGCGAGGCCGTGCGCCGTTGAAACGTGGATCCAGTCCGGGAACTTGCCGCCAGCCTCGATCGCCACTGACTTGTTGAAGGCCAGGTAGACGCCCGGACGCCGAAGCTGCTGCTTGGAAATCGCGACCAGGGTCGACGTCTTGCCGGTCCCCGCGAGCGCCTCGACCACGATATCGCGGTGTCCCTCGTTCACGGCCCCGCAGATGGCATCCTGCTGGCCGGTCAGCTTCATGTCGGTTGTCGGGACGACTTGGGCGGGGGCGACCAGTCGGCCGTAACGAGTGCCGAGCGGAACAGGCGCGGCAGCCGGAGAGGTTAGCGGCATCGGGACTCCTAACACAGTCGGGGTGGGACCAGACTATTCTACAGTACGGCTTGCCCCGGAGGCAAGACCGGGGCCGGAGGTGGTGGCGCAGCGGCCCCGAGCGACCGCCCACGCACCCGACCTGGCTTGCCCGCTTTGTAGCCGACACCGGGCCAGTGTTTGCAGCCGGTCGCAGACGGGACCAGCGCGTTACATGCTCCGCAGGGCCGGTGAGTCAACACGCTGCCCTGCCGCGTCGGTGCCGACGTCGCAGCCGCAGCCGGTCCATCCTACCAGCCAACAACGTGCCGTAGTCCCCTCGCTCGATCGCTGCCGCCTGGTCATCGAGAGACCACGACAGCAGCCGCTTGATTTCCTGCATCATTCGGACACTCGGGGTCCGGTCACCCGACCGCAGACGACTCACAGTCGCCTCGGAGCAACCGAGCAGCTCGGCCGCCTGCGCCTGGTTCACTCGCCAACCTCCCACTCTTCAACATGCCAGGCTGAGTCGAGATTGCTACACTCGCGCTCGGCACGCTCTTTAGTCTTCCAGATCGAGTGGACCTCAGCCGGTTCGTAGTTGCCGTAGACGATCACCCAGACGCTCACCGCTGACCCGCCGGGTAGTTGTCCATGAATCGACGCGCGTCACCCATCACGTCATACGACTCGGTGTCGAAGTTCAACGCGTACTCACGTGCCTCCTGCCAGCCCATACCGTCCCGGATAGCATCGAGTGTCACCTTGTGCGTCCAGGCTGCGTTTGACTCATCGGTCAGATGCTGTTCGGCCATCAAAGGCCGGAGGGTCGCCTCTTCGAGCAACTTGGTCATACGCGTCGTTCCAACGAACAGCAGATGCCACAGGTCCGGAACGGCAACCCGCTCGACACTTGAATGGGAGATGTCCCGTTCAAGCCAGAGGTCGAGCGGCTGGAGCATGGCAGCGAAGCCGCGCGCCATCTGGGCGAACCCAATCATTTGCTCGGCCTCGATCGGGTTGTTCTTATGCGCCATCGCCGACGAGCCGACGTGATCAGGGTCCCGAGGCCAGTAGACCTCGTCTCGCATCGACATCAGCCGCATGTCGGTCGCGATCTTCGAGTACACCGACAGCAGGGTCGCCACCGCGCTTGCCCACATCGCCAGCGTCGACCGAGGGACGATCTGGCTCGCGCCCGGACCCTGAGGGATCAGATCGAGGTGGACCGCTACCTCGGCCTCGACCGTCGACGGGTTGTGGGCGTAGGTGCCGACCGGGCCGCTTAGTTTGCAGACCGCCATGCGCCGGACCAGCATGCTGAGTTGGACAATCGGCCCATCCACGTAAGCCAGCCAGTTCCAGCCCCGCGCCTTGATCGAGGTCGGCTCGGCTGGTTGCCCATGGGTCATGCCGAGCACAGGCAGGTCGTTCGACGCGTACTTCGTGAGCGCGCTAGTCAGGTTGCCCAGCTCGACCAGTAGAGGCCGGTGTAGCCGCCGAAACCGCAGGCCCTGCGCCGTGTCGACCAGATCACTTGAGGTCAGGCCGAAGTGTAGCCACTGCCCCCCGCTGACCTGGTCGCGCAGCCACGCCATAAACGCTCCCACGTCGTGGTGGGTCCGGCCCTCGTACTCGGCGATCAGCGATGCGGCCGGGTCGTCGATCCGCAGCCCCTGCACATCCTGCGTGAGCAGTTGGGTGACGCTGGTGTCGGGAATCACGCCCTGGTTGACCTGGGCAATGAGGGTCGCCAGCTCGATCGTCAGCCAGTCGTTGTAGGTCTGGGTTGCCGAGTACTGCTCGGTGATCAGCGGGTGGGAATACCTCGGAATCATGCCAGGTATCGTACGCTACTGCTTGCCTACGTGTCAAGATGGCCATTGACACCGGGGCAAGCCCCGGGGTAGAGTATCCCTGCTGCGGCCGGACTGTCCGGTCGCATCCACCCCGAGGAGGGTACGTGGCAACCATCACCGTCGTCGCCGGAGCACAGTTCGGCAGCGAAGGCAAGGGCGCTGTCTGCGGTTGGCTGGGCGAGCGCCAGGTCGACGAGTCGGACATCGCGATCCGGGTCGCCGGTCCGAACGCCGGTCACACGGTTTACGACTCGGAAGGCCGGGTCTTCAAGTTCCGTGCTCTCCCGGTCGCTGCCGTGACCAGCTCGATCTGTCAACTGCACATCGCGGCCGGTTCCGAGATCGACCCGGAGGTGCTGCTCTCGGAGATGAACCAGGCGGTCGAGGCGGGACACCGGATCGACGGTCGGCTGTCGATCCACCCGAGCGCGACCATCCTGACCCCACGCCACCGCGAGGCCGAGAACCTGCTCGGTCTGGTGAACACCATCGGCTCGACCGGCAAGGGCATCGGAGGCGCTCGGGCCGACCGGATCATGCGCCGAGCTGACACGATCTCGGCGCTGCCAACGTTCAAGCCGTATTTGTCGGAGGACGGACCGTTCGACCTGCGTGACGCCGGTAAGGTCGTGGTCGAGGGCACCCAGGGTTACGGGCTCGGTCTGCACACTCGGTTCTACCCGCAGGTGACCTCGTCCGACTGCCGGGCCATCGACTTCCTGTCCATGGCTGGCATCTCGCCCTGGGCCGAGTACGTCAGCAACCTGCGGATCGTCCTGGTCGCTCGGGTCTACCCGATCCGGGTCGCCGGGAACTCCGGCCCGTTGAAGGGTGAGACGACCTGGGAGCGGCTCGGCCTCCCGCAGGAGCACACCACCGTCACCAGCAAGATCCGGCGGGTCGGCGAGCCCGACTGGGAGCTGGTCGGTGAGGCGGTTGCCGCGAACGGCGGGGGCGACTGGCACGCGAACATCGACCTGGCGGTCACCATGGTCGACCAGATGTTCCCGAGCTGCGCCAACAAGACCGACCAGCTCAGCCTGGACCACGAGGTCATGAAGTACCTGGCCGAGGTCGAGGACATCACCGAGTGCAATGTCCGGCTCGTCGGCACCGGTCCGAAGTCGCTGGTCGAGCTGTGAGCCAGGCCGTGCCCGACCGCTGGACCGAGCAGGTCCGGCGAGGAGCGGAGCAGATGCGCGCGGCTGGCCTGACGTTCAACCACGTCATATTCGATGAGACGCGGGACGCCGATCCGGTGCCGCTCGACCCCGAGCAGGAACTACGCGCCTGGTGGTTCACCAAGGCCAGCGCGGAGGCGGATCAGACCGTCGCCAAAGCGATCGAGTATGGGTCGGATGACCTGGTCGAGATCGGCCGCCAGATGGCAACCGTCCTTCACCTCGAAGGGCCATACTCGACCGATGCCGAGCTGGCGGAACTCGGCGTCTACTTCTACATCATCGGCAAGCTCGCCCGCTGGACGTCGGCGATCCGGCGCGGCGACCGACCCTCCGACGACACCCTTCTCGACATCGGGGTCTACGTCCGCATGGCGCAGCGTATTCGCGACGCCGGTGGATGGCCCGGAACGGAGCCAAAGTGAGCGTGACACTCGAAATCCAGATCCCGAACCTGTCCGCCTCGACCGAATCGCCCAGTCGGCTGATGTCGGTCCTGCGCGCCCGGTGCATCGCCCGCTACCGGCTGCGGTCGATTCCGGGTCGGCCCGAGGAACTGGAGTCGATTGCCATCGCGCAGTCGACCAGCCGCCACCAGGTCATCAGTTTCGGTTACATCCACGGGTCGGTGCGGATCCGCCAGCACGGGGGGCCGACCAACCGCGAGTGGGTCGACCACCGCGACATCACTTTCAAGGAGGGGTGGCTGTCCGAGGTGTACGACTACCTCGACCGGTTCTTCGGCTTCACCACCCCGTCCGCCATGGTTCGTGCCATCAAGGACCTCCCGCAAGTCTGACCGAGTCGGCCGCCCGTTTCACGTGGAACGGGCGGCCTCTCCCCCGAGAGGAACTCATGTTCGTCTACCTCGCACGTCCCATCGACCAGGCCGGTGAGCTGTCCTGGCTCGGATCGTTCATCACCGATCTCAATGTCCTGATGGTCCAGGCCGGTGTCGGTGCGTTCAAGCCGGATGAGGCGTACCTCGCCAACACCGGCGATGCTCAGCATGCCGAGAAGATCGACTCGATCAACAACACGGCAATCTATCTTTGCGACGCGTTCATCGCCGTCCTGCCCGCCGGGGTCGCCACCCTCGGTGTGCCGGTCGAGATCGGCTTGGCACTCCAATGCAACAAGCCGGTTGTGATATTCACGGACATCCGGTACTCCGTGCAGCTCGCTGCCTGGTCGCGCCAAGGTGCGCAGGTCGTCGACATCATTGCTGACGACGTCATACCGGTAGCACCGGACGACCTGAGGAAAATGCTTGCTCAGCGGCCTCTCCAGGACGACACCCTCGCGTTCGGCCCCAAGATCCCGGCGGTCGAATCGCCGACGCACGAGCCGCCCGAGATGCAGGTCGCGGGGGCGGCAGCGAACCTACAACAAGGCAGGTACCGGGGCGATGCTGGACTCGACCTCGCGATCACCGAGACGGTCATGCTCGACCCGGGACAGTACAGCATGGTCGGCACCGGAGTCCACGTCGCCATCCCGCACGGCTACTTCGGCTGGATCACCGGCCGCTCGTCGACCTGGGCGCGGCACCGGTGCGACGTGCGGTCGGCGATCATCGACTCGGGCTACCGAGGCGAGCTGATGGTCGGGATCGAGAACCGGAGCAACGCGCCGGTGACGTTCGAGCCCGGACACCGGCTCGCGCAGTTGATCTTGCTCCCCGCCTGGTCCGGTGAGCTGGTCGAGGTCTCGGACCTCCCGGCCCACGAGCGGGGGCACAACGGCTACGGGAGTAGTGGTCACTAATGCCGCTGGAATGGCCAACTGACGGATCGGCCGACCGCCCCAAGCGCAAGAAGCAACCTCGGGGGCGGTCGGGCGAGGGCAACGGCACCACGGTCGGCCTGTCCATCGCGATCTTCGGCTCGGCCGCCGTGGTCATCCTCGGGGCGTTCGGCTACGTCCTGTTCGAACGGTTTACCGCGTGACTCGCGAGGAGGCGCTGCGGCTGGCGTTTCAACTGGTCGAGTCGATGGGGGTCGATGAGAAGAATGGTCGTGGGTATAAGATCGACGGGTGGAAGCCGCTCACCGGACCCGAACGGGCCGACGCAACAGTTCGATTCGCCGAGTTCCTGATGAAACCGGACCCGCCGTCCAGGCTGGTCGCCCCCGCCTCCGCTGGTTCGGTGTTCGGCGCGACCATCTTTGGTTGGCCGCTCGACGGTAGCCGCAAGCCGACCGAGGCGGAGTATCTGTTTGCCCTGGACGCGCGGGAGCGCATCGGACCGAACAGAATAGTGACAGCGGCTGAGGCGCGTGCGCTTGCTCTGCTGATCACGGCAGGTGAGGCGGAGTACAAACGACACGAAGTGGAGTGAGGAACATGCTTGCTTGGATCGATCGCCATCTGGGCGCGCTGATTGTCGCCGTTGGGGCCGGATATGTCGCGCTGTCCATCGGAGCGTCCCTACTTGCCGTCTCCTGACTCACGGGACAAACCAGCGGCCCCCCGCCGGTATGTCGGCGGGGGGCCGCTGGGGCTCGTCCGGTGTCAGCCCTTCCGGGGGCCGCGCCACTGCATGTAGGCCACCACGCCGAGCAGCCCAGCCAGCGCAGCCGTCCAGATCGGGTGGCTGAGGTCGCCGTACATCGCCAGCAGCGTCAGGGCAACGGCGTCGAAGGCCAGGAAAACGGCGAGGGGGCGATTGCGCATTTCGGGCTCCTTAGAGGGGGGGCGGGGGCAGGCCCCCCGCGATAGTTCTATTTTACCATATGGAACCGCCCCGGGGGAACCCCCCCCCCGGGGCGGTTAGCTTGCTAGCTCTGGCCCCCTCCCCTGTGTCTCCCTCCGCCGATCCAGCGGAGGGCTCGCAGAAGGCCCCCCGTGCCGACGGTCGATCCGCCAGCGGTCCTGAACTCGACCTCACTGCCTCCGATCTGGCCACCCCGCGTCCGACCGTCGCCGGTCAACGGGCGTCCCGACTCGTTGCGCAGCTTGGGGGTCTGTGCCACGGGCTTGCGTCGTCTGGCCATTTTCCTTCTATCCTCCATATCGATGGGGTCTTGGACCTCAGAACTGCTTACGCCTGGCCGCAACCTGGTGGATTCGGGCCAACGCGTCCTCCCTGCTTAGACCCTTTGCGGCCGAGTAGGCGATTGTGGCCTCGCGGCTTGCCCGAGCGGCTGCTCGCCACTGCGACGAGTTGGGACGGGAACGGGCAAGGCGCGTGACCAGGGTGAGCTTGTCGGCAGCGTCAGCCAACAGCAGGTCGGTCGTGGTGGGGGCGGTCGCGGTCAGGCCGCAGATCCGGCCGTAGTCGATCGAGTAAGTGTCGCTACGGACGTGGTCCGGGAAGTTCGGGACGACCAGGGCGATTGCGAGCATTCGGGGCCTCCTTCGTCGGGGCGGTCCTCCCGCCTTCTAATTCCATTCTATCATACGGAATCGCCCCGGGGGAATTCCCCCCGGGGCGACGAAGCCCCTATCGGCCGCGTAGGTGTTTGGCGATCAGCGCCAGCACGTTCTTGGGCTCGCTCTTGGGCGCAGGCTTCTTAACGCTCTTCATTCGCTTAGCCACGGTCGGCATGGGCTTCGGCTTCTTGGCGTGTTTCTTGATCAGTTTGCCGACGTTCTCGGCGGCCTTCTTGTCGCCCATCAGTACCCCTCCTGGGTTGCATCCTCAATGATCTTTCGCGCGTCTGCGACTAGCTGGTCGACCCGCTCGTCCGTTCCGGCCGCGTCCAGCTCAATCGCGAAAACCGGGTCGATCCGGGCTGCCTCGGTCAGGATAGCCACGTCGCTCCAGAATCGATCGTCGTCCATGCCCGTCACCTTTCCGTTGCAAAGAGCGTGTTGTGGTCGTCCAGGTCGTCTTGGGTCGCCTCGCCGAGCAGCTCGATCTCGTACGCCTCCTCGCCGTCGGCCTCTAAGGCGACCTCGACCGCCTCCTCGGCCTCCAGGTCGTCGCGGCCCCCGGCGACCCAGGTAAAATCCTGCCCGTCGATCGAGACCTTGAATTTGAAGTCCATGTCACATGCCCTTCAATTCAGCGTAGCCCGGGATGGACTCCGGCTTTACGCGGAGGTGAATGGCCAGCGACTCGATGATCGTGACCGTCGTGTCGATGTCCCGATACGAGGCCAGCTCGGCAAGCTCCCCCACGAGCTTCGCGATCGCCTTCTTGTCCATCCTGTCCTCCTCACGCCCGAGGCGGTCCTCCCGCCTTCTAATTCTATTCTACCATACCGGGTGCCCCCGGGGGAATCCCCCGGGGGCGGTCGGGTCAGGGAGTCGTCAGCTCGATGGCCAGCTGCCGCGCGGCGTCCGGGTTGTCCTGCGACAGCATCAGGATCGCCGTGCAGGCCAGTCGGTCGGACTTGCCGAGCGCCGGACGGCTAAGGGCGAAGCTGATGACCAGCGAGGCGGTCACGGCGTCAGCAGCGTCGATGTCCTCGGCCCCAACCCCCATCGCGGCGGCAGCCTGCGGGACGATCGTCTGGTCGGTGAACTCGGGCATTTTGGGCCTCCTCTGTGCGGGGCGGGGGCACGCCCCCCGCCTTCTAATTCTATTCTACCATAGGGGTCGGCCCCGGGGGAATCCCCCCGGGGCCGTGAAGTAGATCACACCTCCGTGTAGTCGCCCTGGGCGACGGTGACCGACCCGCCGAGCTTCTTGGCGTAGGTCGCCTCGCCGGTCGCGATGATGATCGTCGCGTCGTAGGTCCAGCGGCCGACCTTGATCTTGGCCTCGCGGGTGGTCGGCTCGGCCTTGGGCGCGGGAGCCGGGGTGGCGGCCTTGGCCGACTTGCGGGCGACCTTGGTGGCCTCGCGGGCTGCGGCCTTGGCGACCCGCGCCCGAGCGGCGTCGAGCTGCGCCTGCGCCTTCAGGGCCAGCGCGTCGCTGCTGGTCGCTGCCGCCGCGACGGCCCCCGGGAAGGTGTGGACGACGCCCCCGGTCGTCCGGCGGATCTCCTCGCCCGCCAACTGCGCCCGGACCAGGAAGCCGACCAGCTTGGCGTCGTGGCCCTGGGCGAAGGTCCGAGTGGTCGTCTGGTTGCAGCCGGTGCCGTAGTCCTCGAACGACTCGGCCGAGCCGTCGGGGCCGTAGGTGCCGAACGAGAAGGAACGGCAGGCGCAAGCGGTGGTCTTCGACATTTCGGGCTCCTTTGCTTGGTGGGCGGTCCCCCCGCCCTCTGAATACAATTCTACCCTATCGTACGGGCAACAGGAATTGGCTTGTGTCAACTCGAGCATGTGATCTACGTCACATCACGGTCAGTGACGGCCGGCGTCACGAAGCGTAATCGAAACGCTTCGATTCGATATCATAGGATCCTAGGACGTTTACCGCCAGGGTGCGGGCCGACCGCGCCAATGGTACCCTGGGGCGGCAGCGAGCCACACCACCACGGAGGTTCAACCATGGCCGTACGCAAAGACGCCGCACCCACCAACGACCCGACACCGGCACCCCCAACCCAGCTGGAAGTGCCGACCGAGCCGCCAACCGACCGGATGGTACCGGCCCCCGACGTGACCGGCTACCACGACTCCGTGTCCGGCCGCGCAGTCGACGCTGGCGGCAGGTTCCTGGACGCGAACGAGGACGAGGGTCCGGTTGAGCCTCACCGGATCGTGGCCGACAACTGGCCCGAGGTCAACAACCGCTGACCGCTGACACACACAGGACGGCCCCCGTTCCACGTGAAACGGGGGCCGTCCTGCTGCCTGGTCGGATGACCCCGGTCAGCCCTCGTAGGAGCGCAGGAGCTGGTAACCGTCGCGCTCGCGGGTCTGCTCGGCACCCGAGCCGTCGGTGTAGATCGCCGTGCCGTCGCCGGTGATGTTGGCGACGTACTCCCAGCGGCCGACCTTGATCACGGCCTGGCCAGGCTGCAGCTCGGCCGTCGAGCCCTCGTTCGATCCGGCGACGACCTCCGCCCCCACGGCCTTCGGGCCGTCGGTCTTGTCGGCCTTGGCCTTCACGGCTGCGGCTTCCTTCTCGGCCTTGGCCTTCTCCTTAGCGGCGAGCTTGTCGGCCTTCAGCTTGTCCCGGTTGGCCTTCCGGGTTGCCGCCGCCGTGTCCTTGGCGACCCGGTTGCTCCAGGCCTTCTCGGCCTTGGTCTGCAGCGCGTTGCTGGCGTCGGCCACCGCCTCGCCGGGGGTGTCGTGCTTGGTGGTCTTGCCGTCCTTCACGGTCCGGATCTCGTAGCCGTCGGCCTTCCCGTCGACCAGGAAGCTGACGAGCTTGGCGTCGTGACCCTGGGCGAACGTCGCCTTGGTCGTCAGCTCGCAGCCGGTCGTGAAGACGGCCTCCTCGTCCTTCGGGTCGTAGACCTCGTAGAAGCGGCAGAGGCAGGGGTGGGACTTGTCGACCGGGGCGGCCTGGGGCTCGGCCGGTTCCATCTTCTCGACGGCCTCCTGCTGCTCGGCCGTGGTGCCGGGGTCGACGGTCTCGACGTCGGTCATGGTGGGAACCCTCCAGGTGGGGTGGGAATCGGAAGCAACGATCGTACCACACCGCGCCCCGACGCCATAACCCCTATTCGCGTGCAAATCCTCGAGCCAGGCCGGTACGTCCGGGGGGTTGTGGCGTCGGCAACCCATGGGATACGATAGGGGTGCCACGCGCCGTGCGGGGCAGCAGGAGGTCGAGATGCCACGATGTGCGAGTCGCTACCCCGGACGTGACTTGCAGTGTGCTCGCACAGTCGCCCACTCCATCCACGCGAACTGCTCGCTGTGGTGGGACGACCTGGGCAACCACGGACGAGAGAAGGCCTGGCCGCGTGAGGTCCCGCCCCTGTTCCCGGCCGCCCCGGCGGTCACCCCGTAAATCGGCGCGGCCACCCCCGCATGCGGGTGGGGGTGGCCGCGCCCAGGACGAGAGGAGGCACGTCGTGCCGCGATCTGACCCCCGCTTCCATTGCCGCAACTACGACCCCGAGCGCTGGTTCCCGGTCGGCTACGGCCCTGCCGCCATTGCCGACACCGAGTTCGCCAAGAGCGTCTGCAACCTCTGCCCGTCCCGGGTCGGCTGCCTGGCGTGGGCACTCGACCAGGGCGTCGAGTTCGGGATCTGGGGCGGAATGACCGAGGGCGAGCGCCGAGCCATCCGGCGACGAGGAGCACTGAGAGGAACAGAGAATGCGCTTCATCCAACGCATGCTGACGCGCTGGTCGGCTAATTACCACGCACGCAAACGGGCGACGTGGGGGATCGTGACCGACCCACGCCGGAGCGGTTGGGACACCGACCACGCCCAGGTCGATCTGCTCGCCAAGATGGTCGGCGAGCAGAAACGCCGGGTCGCTCTGCCAAAGGGGAAGCTGCCGTGACCCTCGGTCCGATCATGATGATGCTGATGGTCATCAGCGTCCAACTCGCCATCTTGACCGTCCTCCTGATGAGGAAACTCTGATGACACGCCCCGTCCGGACCAAAGCCAGCGACCCGCGCAACACGTCGGCCCCCCTGCCCCCCGACTGGTCAACCTACGCCTTCCCTGGCAAAGAGGAGTTGATCGCTGAGGCGAGGCGAGCAGCGGTCGAGCTGGTGTGGGCACTACACCGGCAGCGAACCGCATGGGCCAAGTTCGCCAAGATCAAGGCTGCACTCGACGACCGGAACATCTCCTACGTCGACAACGAGCGCTCGTACGTCCTGGCGTCCAGCGACGTCAAGTGGTGGCGCGCCGAGGTGGCCAGCCGGGCGAGTGCCCTCACTGCCCTGCTCGCTGCCTACGACCTGTTCAAATGATGGCGGACCCCCGCCCTCGGTCGCGAGCCAGGGCGGGGGCAACCCCCAGGATAACAAGGAGGCTGAACCGTGGGAGGTCTTACCGACTGGACCGGGCTATCACCACTCCGACAGCACGCTCACGTCAAGATCACCAACCGCAACCATTCGAAGCACGGGCAGACGGGCACGGTTGTGCGGATCGACCAGGACAAGCGCAGGGTATGGGTCGCCCTGCCCGACGGGTCGGTCGTCCCCGCTGGGCACCGGTCGGTCGAGGTCCTTGTGCCGAAGCCAGCCCGTACGGTAGAATAGGGGTGTGGGCGCGCCGCGTCCCCCGAGCAGAGGAGACCCAATGGCAACCACCCTCATCGACCCGACCGCCAACGCGGAGCCTGGCGTCGACACGATGGCTGCGCTGATGAAGCAAATGGCCAAGGGCAAAGGGCAGTCCGGTTACGTCGTCTTCGTCCGGCACCGGATGGTTCCGGGCGCGCAGCCAAAGTTCGGTCGCCCTGAGGGAACCCGCGACGAGGCAACCAAGGTCGCGCTCGGCATGCTTGACACCCCCCACTTCGTCAAGGCCTGGACGGTCGGCCGTGACGGCATCTACGAGGTGACCCGATGAGCTTCCACGACGAGCCGGGGCCACGCCCCGCGCAGGCCATCAAGGACAGCCTTAAGCTGGTCTGGAACCGGCGAGGCGGACGCAACGGTGCGGAGTTCGTTGCCGACCTGGCCGACGGGCAGCAGCTGGTCGTGAAGGTCATCACCTGGACCCGCCCTGGATTCAGCGGCAAGAAGGATCGCGGCTGGGCGGCCTTCCAGGCGACCCAGGTTGGTGACGACCGCTGGGAGTTGCAGCAAAACGGGGCGGCTTACGACCGGGCCGCCGACGCCCAGCTCCACATCGAGCGCGTCTCGGGGCTTCACCGATGAAAATCTACATCACGATCCCGCTCGGACGCCACGTCCGCATCCGCATCCGAATTTGGTAAGCCGATCGGCCCCGGGGGGGTTACCCCGGGGCCGATCCATATGGTAAAATGAACGCATGGGCGAGAACTCGAAGTCGAAGCGGCAGTACACCGGCTGCGCGTGCCGTTGCGGCCAGCCGACCTACGCGACCTACCTGCCGGGCCACGACGCAAAGCACGTGGCGCGACTGGCCAGCTGGGTTATCGAGGCGTGGGGCAGCCACGACGTTGAGACGCGCTGGAAGCTGGCGATCAAGCAGCTCGACCACTCCTACGCCTTGCAGTCCAAATTCCGCCGGACGATGCGGACCCGGACCGCCAAGCACCTCGGCTCGATCATCGACGAAATGTGCTCCCCGAGCTGGCAAGCAGGCAGCCACGTCGCCCACATGATCGCCCGAGTCGACCCTTACTACTCGATGCCGATGTCGGAGCTGGCCATCGCGACCATCGCGGCGGCAATGGGAATGTCCCGCCACACGATCAACTACCGCAACTCCTGAACACGAAACGGCCCCCCACCCCGGCCGCGATGCCAGGTGGGGGGCCGTCCCGTGCCGTCGTCCGCATGCTCGTGGGGTCACGGGACGAATCGGCAGCGGCTGGCCGGTGTGTCAGGGCGGGGGCGGTCCCGACGATCACCACAGGCCAGCCGGGTCTCGAACTAACAGCCGCTCGGCGGGCAGTTCTCGCGCCAGCCGATCGAGGCGATGGTGTGGTACGCGTAATAGCCGTACCCCATCGGTACCGTCCGCAAGTCGGCCTCGCTGCTGGTCCAGTTCGCGTTGTAGCTGATGACACCGGTGTTGCTGTTGCAGTTGAGCGAGTTGTAGAACGACACGCCGTCCTGCTGGCCGTAGGCGCCGGAACCGTTGACGACCAGCGACGCCGAGTTGTCCCACACGGGGGTCCCGTTCGGCCAATATGCTGCCGGGTTGGTCAGGTTGATGCAGTGCTGCGACAACAGGTTGTGGAATGACGACTTCCACCCCGGGTTGGTTGCACCCGCCGGAGCACCGAAGTTCAGCCACTGATACAAGCAGACCTGGTCCGCCGGACAGCCGAGCACGCTGGCCGAAGCGGGCGAGGCCACGCCGACGACACCAGCGGCAGCGAGCAGGAACGCAGCCAGCAGAGCAATGAAACGTCGCATGTGGGCGCTCCTCAGCGAGTCTTGTTGGCGGGGGAGATGAAGACGACCAGGAAGCCACCGACGAAACCGGTGACCACGGAGCCGATGAACTTGCCGACCTCCTGGGAGATCGACCCGCCTCCGTAGACGTAACCGGCCGCGCCTACCACCGCTCCGGCGATGCCACCCGCCCATGCCTTGCTCAGCTTACCCATCCTCGTCCTACTTTCCGGGCTTACAGCCCGATCTGCGATATTCGGTCAACCACGTGTCATAGGCTCGCTTGCCTGTGGACGTGATCGCCTCCGAGTATACGTCCACCTGTGTGCCCACCAAACGGCAATACACCGCGAGACCCTCAACCCTGGCCTGGTTCGCTGCCTTGGCCTGCTCGGTCTGAGTCTGCACGATCGTCCGCTGGCTGATCTTGACGGACGTGTAGATTGACAGCAGGGGCGACACGACCATCACCATCAAACCGACCACAAGCCAGTAGATCGGTATCCTGATCTCGCGCCGGAGAGTCGACGGCGGCTCGCCAAGCTCGGTGCGCGAGGTCACCTGACCGCCACCAAGACTACGAGGACGAAGAGGAGGCTGAGTCCGCTGGCTGCGACGACAACTCGTCGATACCATTGCGGCGTCGGGCGAGCGCTTCGGCTATCGACGTGGCCCCCACCGCCAGACCCGGTACTCCGATGACCGAGCCCGCTAGCACCAACACCGACTCCCGAATCTCCGGCCGCGACACCTCCATGAAAATGAGTGTCCACCCGCCCAGGAACGACAGGATGTCCCGAACCAAAACCCAAGGACCAGGCAGCCGGGGTGCCTTGGAGGTTGCGTGCCTGCTCACTCATAGCCATCCTAAGTTGACTCGTCCGGAGGGGCCGGTACGACCGCCATCGTACCAGGCCCCGTTCAGACGTATCTGGGTCAGCTCGGGTGGATCGGTCCGCTGCTGCTGGGACCGGCCAGGATCGCGTCGGCCGCCCTGGTCATGCGCTCCAGGGGTGAACCGGCCAGCGGGTCCGGGATCTCCGGGTTGGGGTCGCCGACCAGATATCCGCGCAGAGCCTGCATGTCGCCCTTGTGCTGTGCGTCCGTCCGCCACTTGGCAGACGGGTCCCAGCCGGATGCCTCCAGTACAGCTTTGCCGACCTCGGCCCTGATGGCGGTGTCCTTCATCGCGCCTAGGAACAGCTTGTTGAAATCGGTCTGGTTCACGGGAAGCTCCTCCGCCGGGGGTTTGGGTGTGGGCGCTTCGAGCGCCCGGATGCGAGAAAGGAAAGCGGTCCAGGGGAAGTTCGGCCCCGGGTCGTAGTGCGTCCCGTTGTCCTCCGGGAACGCCTTGGTGATGTCGACGTGACCGCAGATCCCACGGACCTTGCCGCCGTCCCATGCCAACCGCAACTGCGCCGGAGTGAGCCGAACCACCAGGCCGAAGTTGCCAGTCTTGCGGATCGCAACGACCAACCGAGCAGCGTTCTCCAACGTCGCCTTCGAGACGGGGTCGCTCCACCCGGCTGCCGATTGGCTCGCCGTGCCGCAGATCTCGATGTGGACACCGATATCGTTGCCATGGGTCCGCGCGGCGTGTGACTCGTCTTTGTGCTCGACCTCCTGCACAATCGAGTTCGAGTCCACGAAGTAGTGCGTCGACGTGCCGTCGGTCCGGTGCTTGTCCCACACCGCGCCGTTCTCGGCGTCGTCCGGCCCCTCATGGCCGTCGGTCGTGTGGATCACGATGACGCTGGGCTGCCCCGGCTTGCGTCCACTTGTGAACGACTTCGGATGGCCAACCCATCTTGCGATGGAAACATCAGGTGTTGCCATGCTCGTCCTTTCTGCTTACAGGAACACCGTCACGATACAAACGCCGGATGCGCCCGTACCTCCGTTCTGTGCGGACTGGGATGCCGTGTTGGCCGTGCCCGATCCGCCTCCCCCATACGGCGATCCGGCGTTGCCAGCCGCGTTCACGTTGGTCAGTGCCTGGCCGGACAGGACTGCCGGTCCACCATCACCACCGGACACCACACCGACAGCGATCGACGACCCACGGACGCCCGGCCCTCCGGGGACCCTGTAGTCTCCGCCCGTTCCGCCCGAGCCGCCAGCCCGGGAAACGCCGTTGGAGCTGTAATTCGGTGGGGTCGACGCGGTACGCACACCACCCCCACCGCCCCCGGCTGCGGTGATAGTGGAACCGAATGAGGTGGTGCCTCCGTTGCCCCCAGCACCGGTCCCAGCAGTCCCACCCGCGCCGATCGTTACAGCAACCGAGCTGCCCAGACTGGACGCAGCATAGGTCCCCTTGGCGTATTCCCCGCCGCCGCCGCCGTCCCCAAAGCTTACCTGGCTAGCGCCGGTAGCTCCGGCTCCTCCACCGGCACCACCCCCGCCGATTACCTCGACCTGTACCAACCGGGCGTTGGCCGGTTTGGTCCAGGTGCCAGAGGCCGTGAAAACCTGGATATTCGGCGGATTGGACAAACCTGAAAAGTCAGTGTCGACCGCGATTTGGCCCGATCCGAGTCCCACTTGCTCCCCCTTACCAGCCGATTCGCCATGGGTCGGCCAACGTGATCGGCCTCCCCGGCGGGATCGTGAATCCGGTGCCGACGGCGTTGGTCGGTGCGGCGTTCACGTTGATTGTCTGCGGATCGGACGACCCGGTGATGGAAGTGACGTGCAATTGCACCCCAGCCACCAGTATATCGAAGTTGGCGACGCCCGCATCCGTCGCAGTCGGAACCCATAGCCCGGTCGATACGTCCGACCGCCGACACTTGAACGACGTGGTTGTGCCGACAACGATCGGATCGGCAGTGATCATCGCACTCGGTGAAACCCGAGTGGTGTATCCGACCACTCCCACGTTGTAGAGCTGACCAGGCCGAGTCGTGTGTTGGATGTCGAGATCATACTGGTCGATCAGCTCATTGTATGACTGAACCACCTGCGGCAGCGAACCAGGATGGGCGGCAGGATTCGACACCGTTGCCAACGCCCCCGCATCCAAGGCCAAAGCACGCGAGGTGGCATCCAGGTCCAGATCGTACGTGTCGTTGGTCAGATCGAGAGTAAGACTCGGATACCTGGGCACCTTTAACGTGCCACCACTCCTGCGCCAGTCCGCATGCGATTGCAACTGAGAGTCCGAGTAGTAATTGAACTCGGGAGCCTCGTCGTAAACACCGACACCGTCGGGGTCCGTCTCTGGCGGGTTGATGTTAAGTGGACCGGTCTCCTGAACTGAGCGCGCGAACCCGCCATTGACCCTCTTAACGGTGACATCGTTGCGCGTGGCCTGGTCGTCAGGGGCCGGGGCAAGCGGTTCGGACAAGTGGCCTTCAGCGACACCCAACAGCATCGACGGCCCGTTGTAGATCGACTGCCTGGAACGCAGCACCAGGCCAAAATCGTCCCTGTCTTCCTCCAGCGTGAACGCCCCGACATCGGCACAGTCCGACAGTAGAGAGGTCAGCTCGTTCGGCAACTGCGACCCCATCTGGGATCCGTGACTGTTGGTGTCGGCGATGACTGAGTAAGGGATATTCGCGTCACCCAACAGCCGGATAAACCGAGCGATGTTGGTCTCAGACTGGTATGCGCACGCCGCATCAGAGAAGTTGTAAGTGACGAACGGCAAGTCGTCGTTGTAGTGCAGGACCTGTGCAAGCCGCAACCCCCCGGCAGCAGTAAGCACCGAATTGCCTGTGTACAGTACCGATTTGAAGATACCAGCAACGCCGGAGAACGTACCGTTAATCGAGTAGAAGCCCCGTCCGGGCTCGGGCCGGTGGATGTTGTAAGCCCAGGTGACAGTGCCACCAGAATCGAACACGTAGAGAGCAGCCGAAACCCAGCACCCGACAGGGAAGTCCGACAAGGTGCCGATAACCGCGTTTACCGCCGTACCGATAACCGTGCCGGTGTTGTCAAGAGCAAAGACGCGGATGCTGCCGTCGCTGTTAAGCCAGATGTCCCAGAGGACTGCCGTGCCCGTTGCCTGGAACCTAAATATCCGCTGGTTGGACGCGGGGAGGGCGTCAATCTGCCAGAACCCGAGGCAGGTCCACGCGCTATTCAGGTTAGGGTGGTTCGGTGCTTGCCCGAAGAAAGACGACGTATCCTCGGTGAAGTGGGCAATCCCGGCAGTACCCGGCAGCGCTTTGCCCCCTGTCAGATCGGGGGATTCGGTCGAGACGCCAGACACTAGCGCGGGGATCCCGCCGACCACCTGGTTCGAGGCGCTCGCGCCATCCTCAAACGTGATCCACATCTGGCTGCCCGGTAGGTACTGCCTCAGATGGTGCGTCAACGCCGAGTCGAGCGCCTTACGCCCCTGGCCGAGCCGTCGCAGGATGCCCCGGGTCGTCACGGGCACCCACGTATCCTGCTGGCTTAGATCGAACTGGACCGGCAGGGACACGATCTCGGTGTGTGCACGCCAGACATTGAACTCGATGGATTCGAAGGTCACCAGGGCCGACCCGTCCCGGACGAAGCAACCGGCCCCGCCGGTCGTGACCAGCGTGCCGTCGGCTATTCCCCGGTCGTCGGTATATGTCTTGCCCCACTGCGTCGGCTGATCAGATCCGTCGGCCCAGAATTTCATACGGTAACGACGCCCGGTAATCTGCGCCCTCAACCAGTACCAGGTGTTGGCAACCACCTGGAAACCCAAGTTGGATTGGAACAGCCATCCGGCGGACGAGCCGATGCGGGCAATCGTGAGCTGATCGTTCGCGCCTGGCACGATATAAGCCCGTACCATCTGCGTTCCAGCAGAGTTCGTGCGCAAAACCACACCGAAGGATGAAGTCCGGTCGCTAACCATCACCTTGACCAGCACATCGACGTCGGCGAAGGTGCTAACGTGAGCCAGCTGGTTGCCGCTCGCTGCCTGTATCGTGGCCACACCGGAGCCGACGTCGAAATTGGCAGCGGTGCCGATCAGGTTCCAGGCATAGCCTGCCCGGACGGTCAGCTCCGTATCGGTCCAGTTGGGCGTCGATCCCCACGAATTGACTGAGGTGCGAGCGAAATCGTCACGAATCCGACGCAACGCCACACGCATCGGCTGGTTCCGCCCGACCAGGCCGAAGTAGGGGGCTGCCGGATTCAGTTCGCTCCACTTGCCGCCGGTGTTGTCGAGGACGATGTCGCATTGGGTTGGCTCCGAGACGGGACTTTCGTTCGGCCTACCCCGCTGGATCTTGATCCCGCCACCAGAGTGTGCGGAATCGAGACGCACATCGCCGGTGATGTCTACCCAAACATCCTTCAGGAACTCAACCTGGTCAACGTAGGCGACGTTTGCTCCGCCCCCCACAGCCCGGGTGTACCTGACTGTGACCCACTGCCCCTCGGCCGTGGTCCCCTCGAACTGCTGCCATCCGGCGCTGTTTGCGACCGCCTGTATCTGGAGCACGTCCGCGATGCGCACCTGGAACGTGTCAGACGTCCCCGCATCGAGATAATACCACAGCCGCACCTTCGTTGCACCTGCGGGCGTGACCATGTTCAGGTCGCACTGCTGCCCATTCGACAGCGTGGGGGACTTCAATGATTTGGACTGGAAAAAGGGCAGATTGGTGGAGGGTGCCCAGTTGCTGGTGCCGCCGTTGTTTGAGCTGAACGCGTAGGGGGGCCCGGTGCCCTCGAAACCCTCCGAGACTACCGGCACTTCCTGGATGTGCATCTCGACAACCGGCGAGATCGGCAGGTTGCTCATCGCGGCGTCAGCACCTTCACTGGATCCCCACCCATATCCCGGATCGCCTCCCGCAGAATCTCCAGCAAGAAGTTTGCCACCCGAGAACCGTCACCTCGGATCGTGAGCGTACCACCCTCGCCCCCAGATGTTGAGCGGTACGGGGTAACCCGAGCTGCCGGGGTGATCTTCTCGCCTCGGTGGATAACCGCCAAACCAGCCGACTGTACCATCCCTGCGCCTCGATCGAGGTACGGAAGGTTGGGCACGCCAACGCTGACACCCGGGACGTGGATGCCAGCAAACGAGAAGCCAGGGATGCCGAAGTGCAGGCTGTTCCACCCGGCAATGATCCGGTTGAGGAAGCCTCGGAAGCCATTCCATAGCGGGGCAAACAGGTTCTTCAACGCCCCCCCGATCTTGCCAGGGATGCTCCGGATGAAGGCGTTCAACGCGTTGAACTTGGCGATGATGAACTTGATGGCATCCCAAGCCCACAGACCGATCTGAACGTAGACTCCCTTCCAGAAGCCGAAGTACATCTTGATGGCTTCCCAAACGCCCTTTGCGAACGCCACGATCTTGTGCCACACGGCCACAAAGAAGTTGGCGAATGGCCCGGCGAACCAGGCCCCAACACCCTTCATGAAACCCCAGACGGCGTTCCAGATCGTCTGGAAGAACCTGGTCTTGGTTGCGACCACGACGATGATGGCGACCAGCGCGACGATACCCAGGATGATCCACGTAACCGGCGAGACAGCGAGCGCAGCATTCCAAGCCCACTGCACGGCGGTCACGATTCCGATCGCCACACCCAGGACACCGAGCGCCGTCGCGAGCGGGGTGATCCACTTCGAGTTCTTCTCGATGAAGCCGAAGACGGCGTTGGCTGCCGGGAGCGCTGCGTTCAGTTTGTCAACTAGTGCCATCTGGAACTGCCGACCCAGGTTCCCCCAGGATGAGGCACCCTGCCCGGCGGTCGCTGCCGCTTTGTTGGTGGCACCCTTCAGCCCATTCATCTGCTGCGTAGCGGTGTCAAGATTCATCGCGTACAGCGACTGGCCGAGGTCCTCGGCCTTTGTGCCAAACAGCTGAACAGCGACCTGGCTTCGCTTGACCGGATCAGGGATCGCTCGCAGGCGCTCCAGCACCGAGTTGAACGACTCGGCCGCGATGTCACCGCCCTTTGCGAATGCCTCACTGGTCTTCTTGACGGGTAGGCCCAGTGCTTTAAAAGCTTGAGCAGTCGTCTTACTCCCGTCAACCGCCCGGATCGAGAACTCCTTGATCGCGTCGGCTGCGGTGTCCGAGTCGCGCGCACCGGCCTTGATTGCCTGCGATAGCAGGCCCATGGCGTACGGTCCACTAAGACCCAGCTTGTGGAACTGGACACCGTACTCGTTCACCGTGTCGAGCAGATCTTGGCTCTTGTTTACACCATTCTGGGTCGCCTTGACCAGGATATCCATTGCCTCTTCGGACGACCTGGCCATGCCTGTCCGCAACATCTGCGATACGGCCGAGCTAACTCGCTCGGAGTCCTCGCCCAGCACCTGGCCGACGGTCAGCAGGTTCTTGGTCGCAACCGCCGCCGTCTCTGCCGATGCGGTCTTGATGTCTATCAGGCCGTTCTGTGCGGCGGCCTTGATTGCTTCGTTGACCTGTGGAAGATCCTCGCCGAAACCCTGGGCGTACACCTTACCGGACGCCTGGCCGAGGATCTTAGCTTGAGCCGGGGTCGCCCCGAGTTGGGCTGCGAGGAGGTTGTCAATCTTACTCTTCTCGATCGCGGCATGCACACCGCTCATCAACACGGCACCGATCGCCGCACCGGCGACCGCAGCCCCCGCCTTGATCTTGCCGAAGGTGGAGGAGGTCTTGTCCCTGGCGATGATGTTGAAGATCAGCGACGTATCTGCCACTGGACCTCCTCCTACCTCACTTCGTCTCAGCGCGAATCTGGTGTACTGCCGAGATGGTCTGTTCGATCATCCAAACAGGCATCTCGTCCGCTACGTGCGGCGGGATATGCAGGTGGTACGCCACGTCCAGCCACACGTCGCGCCATCGCGCCTCTAGACTCCTTTTGGGTCGACGTCCCCCGGCGCACCCGGACCTGTGATCGCGAGCTGGCCCTCGATGAACTCGACGTCCAGGGTCAGACCCTCGCGCTCGGCCGCGTCTTCGAGCGAGACCTGAAACGCGGTTTCCATCTGCTCCATCTGTTCGGCCGGGAGTTTCATGCGGACGATCCGCTTCCAGAGGTCTCGCAGCTCGACAACGGTCATCTCGGTCTTGAGCTGTCGGACCTTGAAGTCGGGGAGGTCCTTGAACTGCAACTTGGGATGGACCTGGGTCATCATGTACCAGAGCAGGATCGCCCGCGCTTCGATCTCGCCCGATTGCAGGGCGACGATCCACTGATCCCACGTGCCGCTCGTGTACAGCTTCTCGATCTCGGTTGCCCGCTTACGCGGGACGTCCTCCGGGTCGAATTCCCACGTCTGCTTGTCGGACCCGTCCTCGGGGTCCCAAATCACCAACATCGTCTCGTCCTCCGGGGTTAGTGTGCTGACGAGGCGATCTTATCAGCCGCGACATCGAGAGCGCGGTGGACCTTCTGACCGACCTCACCCCGCTGGCCCTTAGTTACGTCGTCAAACCATCCGGCAGGTCGGATCTGCTGATGCAACGACTCGCCCCCGAGCGTCTGCGGGTGCCAACCCTCGGCCCGGTTGAACGCACGCCCAGCGTAGTCGAAGCCGCGCGGCATCGACCTCGCACGCTGGATGATCGACACGCCGACGTTTTCCCCACCCCAACGGGTCGCGGCCTTAGTCTGCCTAGCAATGGCCTGCCGCATCGACTGCCCATGTCCACCCTTGGACGGCAACCGCAGGACGCGAGCCCGCTGCTCAGCAACCAGCGGATTCATGAGACTGCGCAGCTCCTTGGCGAGCTCGCGCTTGATGACCTTGCCTCCCTCGGCCTCAGCCATAGCCTTCTTGAGCTTGATCATCTTCTCTTTGAGATCAGTATCCATCTCAATCATCGGATCCTCCCCGCAAAGTACGGGATGCTCGCTTGCCAAGCCTCTTCAAACGTCTTGCATTCGACCTGGGTTTTGCGCCCAACCACGAGATAAACGCTGCCCCGTCGAAGAATCCTAACCGCCACCCTAGTTGCCACCCGCACTCCTGTCTCCGCTGCCAAAACCAGCGTCGTCGGTCGGCAAGCATATCGTACGGCCGGACCCAGTAGCCCACCCGGCCTACCGCCCAGATCACCCATGCCGTCATCGTGGTATCTCCCGTGTCCACGGAGGACCTCACGTGCCCTCGTGGGTATGGTCGTGCCCCCCGGGGTAGGTGTGGGTACCGGGGGGCACGGAGAGCGTGAACTACGTGGCAGTCGCCCGAGCCAGCGGACCCGACCCCGGGAAGGTCACCTCGACCTCGGCCACATCGCCGACGTTACCGGCAATCGGCACCCACTTGGTAATGACCAGCTTGCCGGAGTACTGCGGGTTGGAGGACGTTACCGCCGACTGCTGGGCACGCGCCGCGAAGGTGACCGTCGATCGCCGGAGCGCCCACATCACTTCGTCGAGAGCCGCCGCGTCGTAGTCCTGGTTCAGCGTCAGAGCGGCATCGAACGACTCCAAGCCGCCCTTGTTCTCCTCTGCCCCCCCGGACCGGTAGTTCGTGGTCTTCTTGGCCTCGAACTCGTCGGACAGCTCCAACTTCTTGAGCCAGGGCGAGATGTCGAACCCGGCAGGTCCGATGTTCATCGTCGCATCGAGCAGAACGATGGGATTTGCCATGTTGTACTACCTTCCTACTCGATGCCAAACGAGGCGAGAAACAGGAAACTGGGCGTTGAGCCCGTGATGGTCCAGCTTACCCGCCAATACTGGTCGGTAATCGCAGTTCCATCGGTACGAAGACCCTGACCGCCACCCAGAGCGACACTGGTCCCGGTAGCGGCAGCGAACGAGAGACGGTCCGTCGGCGAACTGAATCCGGCCGCAGCGGCCGACTGCAGCTTCACAGTGATGGTTGGAGTGCCCGTGCCGGACACCGACAGGACGTGTAGGTTGCAATAAGCGCGCTTGTTCGCGGCTACTGCCCCGAGCTGGACGATCGTGCCGGTTCCGGTGGCCGTCCTGGGAACGCCGGACGGGTGGGCACACTTGCCCCTGACCAGAGGCCAGGACGACTTGGCCTCGCCCTCCCATGGGGCGACCTCGCCGATATTGTCACCGATCTTGAGCTTGGTCCGCAGCGCCTTCCCGACCAGATACATCAAGCCGCCTGCGGCAAGGTCTGAGTCAGACTGCGGGGCGATCGACCAGGGATCGAGAGTGCGCCGCATCGCCCAAAACACGTCGTCGGGTTTGCCGGGGTCTCCTGCCTCCCAGTGACCACTGGCCTTGATGTCGCACCCGTGGAGACCAGCCTTGTTCTCCTCTGCCCCGCCGGACCGCCAGGTCGTGATCTTCTTGACCTCGGCTTCGTCTTCCAGCGAGATCATGTTGCCATACCCTGACAGGTCGGCACCCGACACGAAAGTCCGGGTGTCGAGCAAGACTAGAGGGTTCGCCATCAGGCTGCTCCTATCACGAAGACCTCGATCTCAACGCCGTAGAACTTGGCCTCGCCCACGTTGAATAGCCTGTTGCCCCGGAGGGACTGCACTTTGATGCCAGACCATGGCTTCTCGGGGTTGCGCTGGTTCACTGGGTCTTGGAACGCCTCGACGAGTGATGCGGTGCCGGTGCCCGCCATGTAGGTTCGCATTTTTCGGATCGCCCACTTGTCGGTCGACCGCGCGACCAGAACCCGGCAGGTCACGGTGCCCTGGTCAGTCCCGGCGCGATGCCCGCTCGGTAGCTTCTTGTTGAACGACTGGTTCGGCTCAATGTCCATCTCACCGACATAGAAAGCCTCGTTCGGCAGATCGTCCGGCACGAAGTCGAGCGCGTTGATGCCGGTCGTCTTGGCGAGAGCCTCCAGCTCCAGTGCTACCGCGTTCCAGTCCATCAGCCAATCCCCGCCCGCATGTAACCGCCGCCCTTGAGGATCGCCAAAACGTCCGGATCGAGAGCGGGGATCCGGGTCAGTCCCCACTCAGCTGAACCGGAGATTCCCTCGGGGCTGCCCTTCCTGCGATAAAGCCGGTTGGCCTGCATCTGGTGAGCCCAGGTGATGTCGTCCGGGACCTCGGGCCAACCGAACTGCGCAGTGACGTCGAGCATCCCGTCGTTGAGCAGAGTGCCATACGGCAACTTGATGCCGTCGTAGGGTCGGCCGTCGATGATCGAGCTGGTCGGCAGCAGGCTCGCCGCGCCCACGTAACCCGCCACCGCGAATCCGGTCGACGATGCGATGCCGTCGCGCAACAACACCTTCATGTAGGAGAATCCAGAACGGCGAACGGGGACCACCTTGCCGGAGGTGTCGATAGTCCGCGTCTCGATGCCTTCGGTCTTCCAGAACGTAGGCCAGCCGGACCGGTTTTCGATCGCTGCCCGCGCACCACGGAGGCAAGTATCGATCCAGTCGTCTTCCTCGTTGCTCGTGATGTTCAAGACGGCCTTGAACTGCTCACGCGAGTTGTACGGGTCCCCGATCGCCACTCTGTCACCCCCCTACGCCATTCCGCAAGATCTTAGCATCCCGCTCCAGTCCGTCGGCCACCCAGGAACGAAACAGCGCCTCGTCACGCTCGTACTGCTGCAGCCGGTTAACCCGAGCATACTGCTCGTCCATCTGGCCCTTGCCGACGATCGGGTGCATGTGCTCAACCATGATCGTCTCATCATAGCCGAGACAACCCGCCTTCTCGCCGAGCACCTTGATCGCGTCATCGCAGTAGAGATGCTGGACCGGTGCCGGAACCATCCGGCCGAGCCGCCGGATGATCTCAGCGTCCATCGACCACCACGTCGGCTTGTTCTGGTCCTGGAACCCGTCCCGACCATACCAGATCCAGTTCTGGTTCTTGTGATGGTCCATGATCAGGTTGCTCGCCCATCCGCGTGTACGCGGGATGTGATCGTCGCCCATGAAGGCGATGTTGCGGTACTGACCGCCCTGAGCGATCTCGACTGCCGTGAAGTTGAGCTTCGGGACGAGCGGCATCCATTCGGGAAGTATCTGGATCATCGCACCTGCCTGGCTGCCGACCAGCTTGCTGTAACCGTCGATCTGCATGTCGTCCGCATCGGCCACGAACAGCAGATCAGCGAATCCGAACGCTCCGGTCTCCCACCAAGCCTTGACGATCGGCTCGACGTTGTGTGGCCGACTGCGGGTCGGCACTAACACCAGCAGTTCAGGCATCATGTCGCCACCACCCGACCGGCGAGTGCGAGATCGAGTACAGGCCCTCGACGGACTCGTCCCGACGCCAGCCGAGTTTCTCCAGGCGCGGCATCTCGCGCCGGATCGCCCCGAGCGGCCCCCCGCGCTCCGGGATCAAATGCCCGCCGACCCGAGCGCGCTCGGCTGGCCACATGTCGAAGCACGCGTCCTCGATCACCATGTAGCAGCCGGGCGTGACGAAAGCCGACCACAGGTTGATCTCGCTTTGGACATGTGCCATGTGGTGGTCCGAGTCGAGACTCACCATGACTCGCTGGCCGCTCTGGAGATGCCGCATCACCTCGCCGACCAGCCGGACGTCGGTCGACGACCAGCCGGTGAGCCACTCGATGTTCGGGATGTTGTCGCCGTGCTGCTTGCGCGCTTCGCTGCCCGCCCCCGGGTCGGCGTCGATCGTGATGACCCTGAGCCCGTGCTGCTGGAACCACAGGGCCGAGCCGCCGCGCCGGGTCCCCGTCTCGATCACGACATCCGGCTGGCTGATCTCGATCAGGTCCATGTAGCGTTCGAGGTCCTGCCCCGACTTCTGAATCTCGACCTCGCCGAGATAGTCGTGGAAATCGCCGTTCTCGAAAGTCCGCCAGGTCGCCTCGGAATCCCAGGAGGGGAGAGGAGCGATTTCAGTCTCCACTGATCCCCCTCATCAGGTTCGTAACCTCCTCGGCGGTGAACGCCCCGGCGTCCGACCGTGCCGCGTTCATGATGTTGAGCATCGGCTCGACGTCGGGCATCCGGTAGTCGTCCTCGCCGAGCCAGAACGTCTTGTGGTGGGTGATCTTGACACCGGTGTGCACGAAGATCGGCCGCTGGAGCTGGGCGACCCGGTAGCAGAACGACAGGTCCTCACTGACCTGCGCACCGTCCCCGTAGGCCACGAAGTCGAACCAGTGATCGCCCTCGTTTTTGCGAATGGCCTCGAGGACGGACCGGTGAATCAGCAGGAACGCCGCGCCCGTACCGGCGACCTGAACCAGCGTCTCCGGCGGGTAACGGAACCGGTTGGTGAACCCGAACCCCTGCTCGGGGGTCGACCCCCACATGAACAGCGTTGGAACCGGTCGGACGATGAAACCGCCCTTGTTATCCGGACCCATGTGCTTGAGTGCGAAGCACAAGCCGCCGACTACCGGTCGGTCCACCGGATCGGCAGCGAGCAAGAGCCGCTCGATCGCGTCGGCCTCGAAACCCATGTCCGTGTCGACGAAGAACAGCCACTCGGAGTCGGTCTTGTCGAGGAAGTGTGTCGCGGCCATGTTCCGGCCTTCGACCAGCGAATTCGGGCCGGAACAGCTCACCGCGAACGGCGCGGCAACGATGACGTCGAGCCCGATCGCCTTGTCGTAGGCGATCGCGTTCATGAGCGACATGTGCCACGAGTGCGACACCCGATCGCTGTGCAGGTAGGCGATCTGTACCGTGCCCCCGGCGATGGCCCCCGGAGCTTCTCCCGTGACCTCGGAGGCCACCGCCGGTATGTCGGTGGGGGTGGCCGCCGTCTCGTCCTCCGGAGCCGCCCCCGTCACTGACCCTGGACCTTCCGCACGCGGCCCCCGCCCGGACCCGAGTTCATCGTCGACTCGACCATCGGCTGGACACGACCGGGGTCGCGGTTGGCCGAGATCTGCGCGTCGATGGGGGCCAGGCCCTGGAACAGCTCGGGCCGCTCGCGGTAGAGCTGGTGGTTCTTGTCGATGGACTGTCCGGCACGCAGCAACTGCTGCCCGCCGGTCCACATCGCCATTCCCTCGAAGCTGGAATAGGCGATGCCGCTCTCGTGCTCGTTCTGGTCGCTCATCTCGTCCCTCTCTTGGATCGGATATACCTATCCTAGACCATCGGCCCCCACTCTCGGGGACGAGGCCGAGAAATTGGGGGCCGACGGCGACGTTGGGCGGGGAACCCGGAGGCTTCATCCCGGTATCAGTCCCGTGTCAGGCCTGACCGAGCGGATGGGATTTCCGATTAAGCCCAGGAGCCGATCTCTGGGCGGTCCCCCACGTCTGGTTAGCTGCTCTTGTTGGTGAGCAGCTGGAAGGCGGTCGGGTCGACCACGTTGGCACCATTGCGCGCCCACGCGAACCAGCCGCGCTGGCCGGTCGGCCGGTTGTTGGTCACGTCGAACAGCATCGGCACGAACTCGATGTTCATGCCCGCACGCTGCGCGAACAGGTAGCCCTGCCAGTTGCCGACCACGAGCCACGGCTGGACGCCGGTGCCGGTGACGATGTCGGTCACGTAGTCGTTCTGGTCGTAGTCGCGGCCGAACAGCTGGCCGATGCCCTCGGCGGAGAGCGAGACCGTGAAGTTCGGGTCCAGGGTGCCGAGCTGGCGCACGGCGTTCTGGGTCTTGGTCGACGACATCCAGGCGACCGCGCCCCGGCGACGGTGCCGCTGCGGCAACCGCGCCCAGATGTTGTAGATGTCCGACGGAGCGATCGTGCCCGCCGTGCCGACCGGCGTCGAGACGACCGGGTTGGTCTGGCCGGTCAGCGCTGGGACGATACCGGTCGGGAGGTTCGTACCGGTGCCCGTGGTCAGCTTGTCGGCCAGCAGCTCGTCGTAGCCCGAGCCGAGCATGTCCGACATGTGCTGCGCGAAACCGGGCCAGTCCTGGCCGACCTCGATGCTGAACGGGATGAAGCCGTCGGCACGGTGGGTCGGAACGGCAGGCTGAGCGATCGTCGGCGAGTTGTCCGTGGACGGCGCGGCTTCCGCGTCGTACTTCCACGAGACACCGGCCGACGAGAGACCCTTCCACTGGTCGTTGGTGATCGTCTCGATCCGGCACCGGTTCAGCACCGGGTTGTCGGACCCCTGCGCCGTCAGGATGATGGTCGGGTCGATGATCACCGGGACGGCGAAACCACCGGCGGCCGGGGTGCCGATCGACATCGACCGCTTGAGGTAGTTGACCTCCTGGACTGCCCGCGCCTCTTCCGGCGAGAACACCGGAGTGAGGCCGGTCGCGGCCTTCTGGAACGCCGACCGGTAGTACGGGTTGGAGGTGGCGACCAGGAACGCGGCGATCAGCTCGCCGTCGGTGTCGCCGTCCGAACGCCGCAGCAGCGTGTCGAGCCGGTCGCGCTGGTAGTCGGTCAGGTGGCGCTGAACCTTCCGGTCGTCGAGCAGGGTCGACGCGCGGCTGTACCACTGCTCGCGGGTGTCCTCCGTGCCCATGCGCCGATAGTCGACGTTGAAGCGGTCCATGCCGTCCTTGTCGGCGGGCTTGACGTTGAGGTCGCCGTACTGCTTGCGCGCCTCCTTGACCCGCTGCTCGCGCTGCTCGCGCTCCTTGATGACCGAGCGCACGCCCTCGATCTTGGCCTCGTTCTCCTTGAACTCGGCCTCGTACTTGTCGAACGTCGCGCCGTCGTCCTTGCGCTGCTCGACGGATCGGCTCTCGTTGGCCGAGTCCTTCTGTGCGGCGTCCATCAGGTCGATCAGCTCACGCTGACGCGCTTCGAGCTGCTCCAGCTCGTCCGGCGCGCCACCGGCGACCAGGTAGATCGGGTCGCCGTTCTTGCGCTGGCCGATGATCTGCTTGCGTCGTGGCTGGCCTCCCTGGGCCAGGTGTCCGAGCATCATTTCTGGTACCCCATCTTCATCGCTTCGAGTCGGTGCGCCCGGAGCTTCATCTCACGGGCAATCGCAGCCTCATCGATCTGACGGCGCACCGAGTCTTGGTCGGCGGGTGTCGGGATACCAGGCTTATATTCGGCGGTCCGATAAAACGTCCGTGCCGCTTCGTAAGATCGTAGCAGCTCGTCGTACCGGCCATGCGACCGGGCGGCAAGCCGCTCCATCCACGCGTCGGTTCCACACCGTGACCGCAGACCTGCTGTCGCGGTCGGCGATGCTGGCCAGGTGACCGGCCCAGCCTCGAACGCTCGGACCTCCCCGATGGTCCGCTCCGGGATCCCCTCGGGGTTGTGGTCGCTCGTGTCCGGCTCGTGGTTCCACTCGTCGCGAATCACGTTGAACATGAAGCTCGAACCATACCCGCCAGACCGCAGACCAGGTTCGAGATCCCTGTTGAAGCTGGTGTCGTGCAGCGGCCCCTCAACGATCGGGCCGTGATAATCCGGCTCCTTCGTCTCCTCGAACCGAGTCGGCACGGTGAGCAGTTTGTCACCGATGCTCATGTCCATGCCGTGGTTGAACAACACCTTGAGTGACGAGGTGCCGTCCGACCGCATGGACTCTTTGGCCGTCTTGGTGAACGCACCGGGCATCGTCCGCTCCAGGAACCGCCCCTCCCAGAACGAGTTAATCTCGTACCAGGTGTCGAACGGCGAGAAACGGACCGACAAGGTGCCTAGCCCATCCCCCTCGGCGCGCATCAACGGTAGACCCGACCGGACGATCGGAAGCCCCTTGATCTTCATCCTACCTCCAGCCGGGCATTTAGACGATAGAGTCTATCACGGCTGGCACCTCGGTGCTGCCGTTCCATACCGAAATCGTGAGGGGAACCTCGGCTGATCCCGTCCACAGAGTGGCTGTTGGCCCGCTCAGCTGGCTTGACGTCGAGTTCCCGTTTGTGCCGTCCCACGCCCACCCGGACGTGTCACCATCCGCATACGCGTCAACCGCTCCAACCTTCTCCAGCAACACGCCTGTCATGCCGTATCCGGCTTGGAGCGAGTCCCACAACAGGTAGATTCCAGTCGCAAGTGCGGGAGCGGCATTGGCCACGAGGGAGAACCGGGCGGTTGTGCCCACCGCGCCTGTCGTGAAGCCCTGGGTCTGGGGGAACGCATCCCCCCCGGCGGAACGCGCATAGGCGACGTAAACCGTGTGACCGAAGTCGAAATCGGAGACAGACCCGTTGTGGCCATAGAACGACACGCTGAACACGTCACCGGGCGCACACGCGGCAGCCGGACACTGGAGGAACCCAGCATTACCAGCGCGTGCTCCAGTGTTACGCGGATTGGCTGGGGTAGGAAAATCGGTGGCACGCACTGGCGAAGACGAGCCGCCATACCCGGTTGCATTGTTCTTCGATGCCGGGTTGGGGCAGAGATTGCGCCTGGCAGTCACGTGGTCTTCCGGAAGATCACCGTATTGGCAGCGAGCCCGCCGGGGACTAGGTCGGCCAGGTTCAAGACGATCGACTCGGCTCGTTGGTCCAACTCCGTCTGCAAGCCGGACACGTCGCCTATCGCGACTGCCAGAGTCGCCTTGACCTGAGAGGGCGTGCGGCTCGCCCACGCCCCGCCGACCGACTGAATCGTGTTACCCGCCGTCGCAGTCAGGCCTGCGATCGTCGTAAGGTCAGAATCGAGTGACTGGTAAGCAGCGTTGCCCTCGGTCGCCGTGAGGTACTGGGGGTGTGGGTCGCTTGCTGCCTCGTGCGCCGCAACCGCCGCAGCCGCCGTTCCGACCGGGTCGTAAGTGCCGCTGTGATTGTGACTTGTTGCCGATGCTCCGATCGCTGCCGGAGTCGGCAACGCAGGGTTGCCGTGCCGGTGGTCCGACCGGCTGACCGAATCTGCCGCGCCCGAGTTGGAGGATGCCCCGTAAGTCGTCTCCGCCGTGACGGGTCCGTACGTGATCGAACCTCCACCCGGATGAGTGTGGTTGGCCAGCGCATAGAGTTGCCCCGTTCCATCCGGTGGCACCGGTGCCAGTTCGTTGAGGCTGATCGTGCCACCCGGGGCGTCGAACGGGACCACAACACTGAATGAGGTCTTCCAGCTCGGAAAGTGCGGCCGGACTTCCCAGGTCCAGCCGGTCGGCGAGGCAGCCGGGTCGTTGCTCGCGTATAGCGCCTGAGACAGGACACCATCGACCCCAACCACCGCGACAATCTCGTCGGGGATCAGAAGGTTCTCGTCTGCGCTCGCTGCCGGGAATAGGACAGCCGACCTATAGAAGACGATCTTACCGGCAACCGGGCCGTTCTGGTCCCGGATTGTACCAGTAACGGTGATCAGCGCGGGCAGGGTCACTGCGCACCTCCGGCGTTCGGGTCCGGTGGAGTCGGGTCGCCGCTCGGGTCGGGGGGCGGGTTGCCGGGGTCGGTCGGTCCGGCCTTTTGCTCGCCGAGCGTGAGCGCCAGCGGCTTGTTGCCCCACGGGACGTCTTCGAGGTTGTCTTTACGCCGGATCTCGTTGATGACGTACGCACCGGTGTCGAGCTTGGTCTTGTTGACCTGCCAGCGCTGGGCGATCGACGTGTCAAGGAACGAGTCCCGATCGAACAGAACGAACTGCGGTCGGGGCAGGAAAGAAGACAGGATGCGCTCGACTCGCTGGAACCAGCGGTTTGCGCTGTACTTCAACATCTCGACGTCCCGGTCGACGATGTTGGCATAGGTCAGGGTTGATCCAGTCGAGTAGCCGAGCACCTCAGCGACCCCCGGTCCCATGATTCGGGCACATTGCGCCTCGGAATACTGCCTGGACTCCAAGAATTGCGACTCTTCCGGATTGACCTGGATCTGGTCGAACTTCCAGCCCCGACCCAGGACGATCGGCTCGCGCGTACCGAACATCGCGGCCAAGAAGCGGTCTTTGGCCGTTCGGACCACGTTCTCGTCCGACATGTCCGCCTCGGAGTTCGACAGGATGCCGCCGGGGTGCCCGCCGTCCTGGAACCAGCTCTTGCCGAACCGAGTGGATGCGATCGACAACCCGATCTCGTCCGCATGCGCCGCGACCGGTGACAAACCGAGCAGATTGCCCGCCACCGGATAAGCACGGCGATGGAAGACCTGAGACGTCGGGACGGTACCGCCTTGATACATCCAGTGCTGCTCGCCGTCGGTGATCGTCACGTTGACCTTGTCGGGGTTCCACAGGTCGACCTGCCGCAGCATCCCGGTCGGTCCGACGTCCAGCTTGTTGCCGTAGACGTTGCCGCGTAGGAACCAAGACTGGGTTAGCATGTAGATCCAGTCTTGGACGCCGTAACCATCGCCAGCCGGATCGTCCAGGTTGCCCGGAGTCGTGATGATCTTGCGTCGGCCGTCACTCTGCCCACGGTAGCAGTCGAAGTGCATCTCCGAGACGAGAGATGCCATCATGTCGACGGCCGCACGGAAGGCGACCGACTGGAGACTGTTCGTCCCCGTGTAGGGGTCCACCTCCTGATACGAGTTGCCGACCGACCAGTTCAACGACGACAGGGGGATCGCTGGCCACTGGCCGATGAAATCCTGCCGCTTCTCGGGCTCCGGCGCGGCCTCGGCTTGCTTGCGACCCAGACGAGGCAGCTTCACTTACGCACACTCCTCGAGTTTGCCCGCCAGACGGTCAGGACGGAAATCACAAGCCCTGCCAGGATGTAGCAGGCCGGAGGGTAGATCATCCAGGTTCCCCCGAGAACAAGGAGCGGCCCTGCCACCACGGGCACCCAGCCGAGCAGGTACAGCACAGCACGAAGAGCATAGCCGACAACCTCAGCCGCCGCGCCAATTGCTTCGTTCACGCTCGCCCCTCCCGTCCCACGACAGTGTACCGGGGCAGGTGGGAGCCTCCCACGTCAGTGGATGAAGGCGAGCGGGTCGTACTCCGATACGACTTTGTCGATTCGATTGCGGTAGACGAGCATGGCCAGGCCACCAGCGCACGCCGGACCGACCTCCACACCGGCCTTGTGGTCGAACGTCGACCCCCCACCTAACGGTCGAGCCGGGACCGAGACAGCCGAGTTAAGAGGCGGTTCGTTGTGGTGGAACACCTGCGGAGCCTGCGCAGTCGCAGCATCCACTAGAATAGCGAAAGCCTGCGCGGTTCCGTCAATGCCCGGTAGGAATAGATCGCCTCGTTTGGGCCGATCTTTATCCTTGGGCTCTTCAATGCCGATCTCCTTGAGGTCTTTAATGATCGCCTCGCCCCGCGCATCCACGGCGAACGCTACCGGGCCATACTTGGCTTTCATGTCGACTAGGCGCGGGATGATCCAGTCGACTCCCGGCTTGTGGTCGGCAATGCCAATCCGCCAGAGGCCGTCGATTTTGCCTGCCCACATGATCGTGCCGTGGGTACGCTTGGGGTTGATATAAAAGGCGATCGCGATGTCGTGCGGAACGGCAGGGTGGGCGGCAGCGAGCGAAGACCAGACGGACGGGTCGATTGCATTGTCACCGGCGACACGAGCGCGTGGAAGCCACATGCCGTTGCGCTCCATCGCAAACCGGATCGTCATGCCGAGCTTTTTCTTCTCGGCCTCGATCGTCGCCTTCCGGATGCCTGTCCTGTTCTCGCGTCGAATGCCCATGCTCGGGTTGGTCGCGTAATTGACCGCGTCACAGCCGACGGTGTCTTTGAACTCCTGGGTCTGTGGATCGATATACTCGATGCCGTAGTCGAACCAAGCAGTCGTTGGGTCGTTCCCCTCGCCCTGCTCTTTGATCAGGTAGATCCAGGCCTTGTCGTTGCGAGGTGGGGTGCCGAAGAACCAAACCTGCGGATCCCACATTGCCGACTGGGTTGGCACCAGCGTTTGCATGAGGTCGGCACTAAGTATCTGTGCCTCGTCCATGATTAGCTTGGGGAACGAGAAACCCAGACCCTGCCCGCCCTCGCGTGCTGCAAACTTCAACCTGGCTCGATTGTACTGTGGTGTCAGCTCAATGCCCTGGTTGCCTGCGCCAGCCCAGACACGGTGGATGGCCGAACCGAGGATCGCGTCGTTCTCCTCGATCAGCACCTTGATCCGTTGGAAACCCTCGGCCGCCGTCGCATACAGGTGGGCGCTATGCCCAATGAGCGGAATGCCGAACAGGAACAACCAGCCGACTTCGAGCGCCATGATGATGTCGCCCTTGCCATTCTGCCTTGGCACCCAGCAGCCGCAGGTGTCGGCCGCCATCACCAGATCGTGCGTCTCCTCGTCGCGCTTCTGGCCAAGCCCGCGTTCGACGATCCACGCCTGCCACGGATCCATCGGCCTGTTGAGTTTCGCCATCAGATCGACGACCTCGCCACCCGCGCTCGTGAGGTACGGCGGGTAGTTGGCGACCCGAGGCCGGATCAGCTCACCCGAGTTGACGTTCACGCGCTGCCTTCGCTGCCCTCATTGCTGCCAGCATGTCTTCCCGGTCGACCGTAACAGAGGCTGTCCCGGTCGGCTTCTTCGTCTCAGCCGGTCGCAGCCCAGCCGACCGGACCTCGGCGGTCAGCTGTTTGAACGTCAGCTGGTGATTTCGGCGCAGATCAAGCACCTTGTCGATCTGGAGGTGGACCTCGCCCATGTCGTCGAACGTGATCGTGAGCCACGATTCGCGTCGGCCGATCACCAGGTCGTCAAGTCGGTCCAGGGTGTCCGCGCACCTGGCGAGTTCACGGACCAGAGCAGCGGCACCCGGGTCGAGTCGGTCGCCGTCGTACGCGTCCCAGATCGCCTGTCCGGTCTTGCTCAGCATCCCGTCACCCTATCACAAGTCGCCGGAGCGCCGTACGTGGTCGGGGTCGACCTCGGACCGGGGACGTCGCCCTTCTGGGCGTTCATCCCAACCAGCAACCAGCACATGACGCCGACCAAAAGAGCGGCGACCAATATCGTCACGCCGAGCGCCCGAATCGACAGATCGGCTCCATTCGGGTGCCAGGCTGCCTCCTCACCGAGCGGGGCGTTGCAGTCGATGCACCAACGCCCCCTTCCGTTTGCGTCGTACACGTACGAGGCAGGATTCCGGCAACTTAGACCGTCTCGATGTCGCGCGGCGTCCTCCAGCGTAACCGGAGCGAATCCGGCGGCCTGATCCGGCACCGACCGGCGCACCCTGTGGTAGTCCATGGGAAACTCCTCGAGTAGTCGCGTGTAAAGGGGTCAGCCCCACCCGATTCTCCGTGAATATAAAAACAAACGGC